TCAGCCGTTGCACGTCTTGCACTATTAGCCATGTGATTTGTGCCAGTTCTAGCAAGCGTCTTTGCTGCCCTTCTAGCTTGGCTTAATGCCGCATCATCATAATCTAGGCTAATCTCTCGTGCTATCTGCTGAGCTGTTTCTTGATTTGTTAAGCCTTGATTGAATGCGTTTACAACAACGCCATTAATCTTCTCTGAATTATCCTGCCAGTAATGGCTAACAAACCGGCCATAGGTTGTGTACCTGTTTTCGCCAAGCTTAATAGGCGTAGCCACTGCGATTTGACGAACAGCACTAGGCACTGCTGTAGTCGCCTCGAATGAATCGCTAACAATCACATCATTAAGAATGCCTGACTGAAAGCGGGCCTCATAAGCGCCGAACTCAGCATTATCCTTACGGTATTGCCTTGTATAAGCTTGCATCTCTTCGCGGCTAATCTCATCAATCTGAGCAATAATTCTAAGCTGTTGCGCCTGGGTAGCCACTTTTGACGGTGGTAAGGATGCCAGTAATTCACCCACTCTACGCTCAATGTTTTTGACGGTGGTAAGGATGCCAGTAATTCACCCACTCTACGCTCAATGTTCTCAAGGTAGGGTATTGCGTCATTTCCTAAGCTAGCCGCTAATCTCTCAATATAAATCTGATGAGAGCTAGCAGCCGTTATTAGCTTATCAACGGTAGCCATTAGGCATCATCACCATTAGCAGCCGATTCTAAAGCCTCAATTCTTGCTAGTAATGTTGCTGTTTGCTCATCAGTGCCAGCTATATTCATAGCCTCTTCACCTACTTCAGCTTCAATCTCTTCATCAGTTTTATTTGTCAGTCCTGCTTTTCTAGCTGATTCGTAAAGAGTTGAATTAGGAAGCTTACCGCCTTGGACTAATTGGAAGTGAGCTAATAGCGTTTGATAATCCATGTCATCAGTTACAAATTGCGTATTAAGCTCATACTTGTTATCAGGATTAGCATCGCCTAAGAACATAGAGCACCAGTTTAAAAGCGTTTCCATCCAGTTAGTGCCGTTAATAGCAATCTGCTTTAGTGTTGATGTGTTGGCATTAGTATCAATTACTTTTGCGCCTAGCGTTTCACTGGCATTATTTTCTGTTACAACTTGAGCGCCAGCTTGAACCATGCGCGCCTCATCCCTAAGCATTTCAGCAGGTATTGCGCCAGTGGCATCAATTTGCAGGATTTCCACGCGATCCCCTTGATTGAATTGATTGCGCCCTTTAGCACCAACATCAAGCCCATTAGGATTTGCGCGGGCTATCTCATCGCTACTATCAGTAAACACGTTAGTCATGCCTTGCCCGTGATAATGCAGGTTATCCCTGTTATCAGCATCAAGCATAAAATGACCTAGATTCATCGCGCCCAAGTCATAAAGTGGAATAGCGCCTAATTCAGCCTTGTTATTATCTGCACCATAAAAAGCAAATGGTATAAAATCCATCATTGAGCCATTCATTACCGGCGTATTTTCCATGTACAGCTCATTTTTGCGCCATACTTGATTATGGTAAATGCCATCAATTAAAACTAATCGCCTAATCTGCGTTTTACATTCGTAATTAATACCGTCCTCATCAGGAATTTCATACTCTTCTAAAAGCCTAACCTCTTGTAGCTGGTCATCTTCACGCCAAAATATAATCTGCTTTGCTGTATAGGTGATAATCTTAGGGGCTATCTTACCACTACTATTATCCTTTCTTGACGCCTGCCCTTCAGTATTAGGCATATCAACTAAGCCGCCATAACGACCGATAGAAATAACATCAGAAGTAGCTGATTGCTCAATTGCAGCTAATCCGCCTATTTTATCGTTTAAGTATTCAAGATTTGCAGCGATATCAGTTTCAGGCGGCCTTGAATGAATCATTCCATCTAGCGTTACATGTGTTCGACCTACCGCGTTAAAGTATCGTGCGCGATTCCAGTATGCTTGCTCTCTGGCTGTTACCGTCGAGTAGTCATAGGTGATTTTGCCATCTTCATCAACTTTAGTAATAGGCTGCCATCACTGCGACTTTACCCTTTATCGCTGCCTGAGTTTGAACCCATTGCGGCAGAATAAAGGCATAAGCCTCTGACGGTGTTTCTATTGTGTTTTTAGTAGCCATTTAGAAAACCCTTGTAACCTTCTTTTTAACTAAGTGAGGGCATGCACCCATTATAAAAGCATCCGCCTTATTCGGTGATTTTATACCGCGCTTAGCCATATCCTTTTTACTCTCAACAATATCAAGCCCACGCTTTGAATAATCTTTATGAGGGCTGCAAAGCTCTGTTTTTAGCGATTCAAGGCCAACTATATCAGAGTCAATGCTTATTAGCTCACTAACCGGATATTCCATGCCTTTATTGACGGCGTTATATGTATTTCTAAGCCTATCCGCTACATCTTGCCACGCCTGAGCCTTAAGATTCTCAAACTTTTTCTTATTAGTTATTTTGGGGCTGTATTCTTTATCAGGATTAAATACAGTATCGCCAGCATTAAACTTAAAGTGATTTTTATGGCCGTTATTATTTAATGTTGCGCCAACATGAGCACCAACGCCAATAGAATCATATATCAGCTTACCACCACCAACAAAAGACCACGCCTTTAATGCAGACTTAACAAGCTCATCTTCTGGGGCTTTCCATTCCTCTATATAATTACAAATAGAGCCATTGAATTTAGCTATAGCGTTCTTATCCTCTCCGCTATCTGCAACATCATATCCAACCGTATCAGCGCCACTCATGTCAGTATCTAGCTTTATATGAGCATCCACAGCAGCCTCAATCCATGATCTTTTTATTACGGCGTGATCATCATCGGATAAAGGGACTCCCAAATATATATGTTCGTACTCTTCATAATCTTCATCTTTTCTTGCCTCGATTTGAGCAAGCATTGTTTCAGATATAAAAGGGTTTTCAGGATAGTTAACCATTCTCGATCGTGTATTAGGAGGAGGATTAACAATAAATCGCTGGTAAACAAAGTCAGTTATTAGCTTTGGATTAAATGAAATCCAAACCTCCGACCCTTGCTTTCTTATCGTAGGCTCTAATATATTCCACTGCTCTTTTGTGAGATTGTGAGCCTCTTCTATCCATAATATATCAGCACCTTCAAATGATTTTATCTCGTCTACATTTCGCTCAATACCATAAAATGCAAACTCACTGCCATTCTCGTGCTTAATGCAAGTCGCCTGAACGTCAAAGCCTGGAAGCTCAAAATGCTCAATCTGATTTTTTATCAAGGTATAAACCGACTCTTTAATCTTGTTCTGATAGCGCCTAACGCATAAAAGCCTAGTATTAAATCGCTTAGATAAGCCAGCAGCCATTCCTGCAAACTCCCAGCTCTTAGATGATGCACGACCACCATACAAAACCCGATTACGGACTTTTATAAAATTATCGTCGCTTGGCTCACCATCAAACCAAAAGTCTTTGAGATTAGGATTAAGGCTAGCCATACATATCAGAGAAAGATTTAACTTTATCTACCGAAGCAGTTTCGTTTTTAGTCTCGACTTTATCAGACCACCCAAAACGATTAGCAAAATAAAGCTTATAAAGAGGTGAATTTATAGACGTGTCATACATGTCGTCGGCAAGCTTATCCTGCCAATATGCCTCAGATAATTGCCTGCCAAGTTTTAATGCGTCGGAAAACTCAAGATGAACCTTTGCCCACTCATACACTGTATCTTTATGCACCATTAAGCTTGATGCGTATTGAGTTATAGACTTCCCTTTTGATAGATAGTCAATTACACCCTTGCAATACTCTTTTTTATACTTTGTAGGAGCGCCGCCTTTAGACTTTGCCTTTATTTTTTTCTTGTCACTCATTATGATTTAGCCCCAAGCTAAGACGCCCCAAGCGCCTAAAAATCATTAACCACCTTAGACCTTCCGTGATTCTTATGAAACCCATATTTTAATTCAGCCTTCATCCTAGATGATGCTGCTTCTTCCTTAGTGTTAAATCTACCTAGCCGTATAATCTTTCCATTTAAAGATATACAAGCACGCCACTTACACCTATCTTTGTCCCAGTGAACACCGGTAACTCCACTAGTGTTATTTGACGAGATACACCTATTTCTCATATTCTCGCCATGACTAACATCCCTTAGATTTAAAAGTCTATCGTCATCTCTTATTCCATTTACATGATCTATACACCCATTTGGAAACTCTCCATGACAGTAAAGCCATGCAATCCTTGCGCTTCTATAGGATGTACCATCTATCTCAATGCAATTATACCCATCTCCATTCTTGAATCCGGCTAAAGCCCCCTTCATTGCGTTATTTGAAACAGTAATAGCTCTTTTGAAATCACCGGACTCAGGATTGTAATTAAATAATTCTTTAACTCTATCTTGATTAATCATTAATCCACCAAAAAGACTAAGCTATCCCCGATAGCGTTAGTATTAAGATTATTATTGCATAAGTATAAAAAACCCGCAATTAAGCGGGCTAAGTTGCTAGTCTTTCCTAGCAGTCATGCCGCCTTGCACCATCAAGGCCATTCTATTTTTCAATAGATACGGAATCGAACCGCCACCTTTACCAAATCTCGGCAAACGAACTGGAATCGAACCAGTATGCTCTTTTAGCCTTTCGGCTTATTCTTTTGACGGCCATCCGTAGTAAGCGTCCCTGATAGACTTATTCAAACCCCGCACCTCATAAGCCTTAATGGAAAATGATCATGCCCCAATCCATGTACAGCGTGATAAATTTCATGCTCAACAACGCAGGCATTATAGACTGAATAAATCGTTTTATTGTATTGATTGTAATATCCGCTTTTA